GAACTTTGTACCATTTTTACAGGACCTTTTGCAACTGTTTCTTCTTCCTCGATAACTTCTTCCTGGGCTGATTCCATAATAGGGGATTCTTCAATAATTTCTTCTTCCTCTTGTACCATTTCCTCTTCTTGAGAAACCATTGGTAAGAAAGATGCTGTGATCTCTTCTGTCTCTTCATAAATTTCTTCCTCTTGTGAAATTGCCGAGAAGAAAGAAGATGTCATTGGTGTTTCTTCTATTATAGATTCTTCCATAACAATTTCTTCTTCCATAATTTCTTCTTCCATAATTTCTTCCTCTTCAAATACCATTAGCATTGGAGTAAAAGAGAAAGTTTCCTGGATCTCTTCCATTTCTTCAACTTCCATGGTTATTTCAATTTCTTCTTCCATCGTAAACTCAATAATTTCTTCTTCAAACTCTGCTAATTCTTCTTGTAAATTGGTAAGAGCGGCTGATGTTGATTCCTCTAAGACCGTGTTGTCATAGGTCATAGTTAATTTAGCGCCTAATAAGTTTGGACCACCTAAATCAACTGGCGTGGAGTCCCCATCAATTCCAGTCCAAGTCCAATCAAATTTATTGGATCCTGCGTTATTATAGATAACTTGATCTGTGTATTTATGAGCATTGGCATAGTATCCTGCGTCTGTATTTCTGATTTGATCAACCTGAGACAATACATTGCCATCGGAATCAAGTATTTTAACGGTAGTTTTAAAAGTATCTCTACCTGATTGAGCTTGACCACAAGCACTAGAAGAGCCCGACCACTCACAGTTTTGAATAATTGTTGCAGAATCTAAGGTAACTCCATTATCGAGCATTGCTTGAGTTGATGTTTCATCATCTGTCTGAACTCCAACTAAACTTCCTTGATAATTTAGGGTTCCTGTTCCCGAGGATGTACTTCCTACTTCTACTTCCTGATAGTTCCAATTTGAATTAGTGCATGTGGTATTAACTGATGTAAAAGAAGAACAACTGGATTGAACATTAGGAACTGTAGTATCTACAGATTGTAAATTAGAGGCTGTGCCCGTGCCATTTGGTAAAAGATTACCGGTTGTAATGTTTTCTGCTCTAGAGGCTTTATGTACGACACATGAGCCTATTAACCAGATAAAGACAGAGGCGTAGAAAATATTTTTAATTTTTTTCTTCAATTACAATTCTCTTTATCTAGATCTGCCGGTTTGTCTTTGTAAAACCATACCCAAGATTTAATTTTTGTTCCTTCTTGAGTGTACGTGCATTTTTGTCCTATAGAACACGCACTAAGCATACCAAGTAAAGCTATTGCTATTAGTATATTTTTCATTTTTTAATTTTCTTTATTTTAATCTTATCGTCCTTTTTTACAGGATTTGCTTTAGGAACACCATCAATTTTTTCTCTTTTAGCCATACGTTTAACATACGTTTTAAAGTCAGGTCTTTCAAATTGATATTTATTCCAAAGAACTAACGCATTTTTACCAATTTTTCCATCGATAGGGCAAGGGGTACCGGCTTGTATCATTGATTCAAACACACGCTCATCTTGACATAATATTGCCACAGCTGCCACTTTCATACCAAAATCATTTAAGATTCTAGCTAGTTTTAATCTTTCACAATTTTTATCTATAAAATGTTTACCACCAGATATACCTACACCAAATGTTTGTAATCCAGCAGAAGCTCCTACTGCACAAACATCTTGTGTCATAGAATTATACGAGGGTGCCCCCGCAGTCGGAGGCGCAGATCTTATATTTGATGTTGTTGAATTTGATGTTGTAGAACTTGAGCTACTTCCTGATTCATAGGTTGTACTTGATTCATACCCGCCTTCAATAGCAGTATTGGAACCACTAACATTTGATTGTGTTGAACCCGCTAAAGCATTTACTGAAAACAGCAATGTAGCTAAAAAAATACATAGGAATCTTATTGACATGACTCACATTCCCCAGTGTCGTCAATAACAACTCCTCCTACTGTAGAAGAAGTTTCTTTTTTTCCACAGTCACAGTCTTCACACTTGCAAAGATCTGCATATTCATCTGTGTGTTCTCTACCACCACAGTGACACTCGTGGTGACATTTTTTACAATTGTTCTGTGCCATTTTTATTCAGCCAGCTTGTTGTATTGAGCTACAATCCAGTTAGCTGCTTTTTTAATAGCTGTTTTAATCTTTTTTATCATTTTTTGTCTCCTCAATTTTATAGAAGAATTTATCGGTATCTTCTGTTTTCCATTTACCTGTATCTTCTACAGTCCATTCGCTTGTTTGCACCTTCCAGTCAGGAACTTCGTCCTTAACTGTAAATGAAGGGATACTCCAGATGATACGATTGTTTGGCTGAGCCGCATAGTTTCCGTCGTCAAGAGCTATGATATGTGCGCACTTATGTTCGTGCGGAATTTCCGAATGATCGGTATCTAGTATATTACTATCTGGGTGGCCCCAGTCAACAGTAAAAAGATAGCTACCAGAGTGTAATTTTTTGTCTTTTCCGAAGTATTTACCACTTGTTCCGTCTAAGAGATCGAAACAAATAACAGAAGGATAATAACTGAAACAATTCCAAAGCTCCAACTCATCAAGTCTATGTCTAGGAACTTTTTTGACATCAAAGCCTTTTTGAATGAAAGCAGATATCGGCAACCGATAGAAGACAGCACCATTTTCCATAATTGCATGAAACAATATAGGACGCCCTGTAATCGATGCCAGGCCAAAGATAATACAGTCTTCAGCTTCTCCATGGTGTGATTTGAGATCATATAGATATTCTCTTCTGATCTGACAATATATAACAGGTATGTTTGCGTTTAAATAAGCCATAAATTATCCTCATTTTATTTTCATCCACTTACGATTTTCAAACCCACTTTCTATCAAAGTTATTGGAAAGCTACAACTAATCCTTTTATCTGTTTGAGGAGTTACATGATGATATATACCCGCAGGGATAAATACATACTCTCCCGTATTTAAAACTTTTTCAAGTTTAGTTTCAGAAAAAATTTCTACTTTTATAGCTCCTTCCGAAGACACAATTAAGTTATGACTTTCATCTTTGTGTTTTTTAAAATGATTAACTGTTTTATTTAAAGAAAAATATATATGACAATCAACAGACTTATTAAAAATATTTTCTAATTCTTGAGCTAGTTTATTAATTTTTTCATTTATTTTACTACAATCATTTATATAGCATGTATTATCTTTCGTAATTTCTTCAATGGCATCAATTGGCCAACTGTTATGATCAGTTGACCAACCACTAGTGATCCATGAATACTTTTTAGTGGGGCCACATATTCTAAACCTATTCATACTCATGAAAGGTCTTAAATTTAAGATTTTTTCAAGCTCCTCGTATGAAAAAAGTTTTGTTTTTAGTTCTCCAAAGCTTACTTGATCTACTTTCAGAGCACTTAACATTGCTATTGAATGATAATTAATAAAACAACGATTGCTATAATTATAGCAGTAACTTTTTTATGAGCCATTGCTAAAGAACTTAGTCTCGTTGCGTGTGCTTTTAGTTTTTCCATAGTTACCTCCTATTTAATATTACCCCAATTTTTACCAAATTCATAGTCTACTTTATTTGGAACTTCTAACTCTACAGCACCTTCCATTATATCTTTTATTTTTTGGGCTTCCTTTTCAGAACCTATAGAAATATCTAATTCGTCATGTACTTGAAGATGTGGAATAATTCCTTCTTTGTGTAATTCAATCATAGCTTTCTTTGTCATGTCTGCAGCAGATCCTTGAATCAATCTATTTAAAGCTTTATATGTGAATGCTCTTTTGATCCCTGGTCCGTGTTCCGCGAGCGCTGCATCGTGAGGCAATGCTTTATGTATACCGAATTGATTGGGCTCCCACAAATGAAACCTACAAAGTCGACCAAGAAGAGTTCTAACTTTCCCTGCTTCTTGTGCTCTGGACATTACGGATTCCATAAGTTGTTTAACAAATGGAACCTTAGAATGATACTGTTTAAATAATTTTTCGGCTTCTAATTTATTTATACCGAGCTCAGCTTGTAATTTATTTTTTCCCATTCCATAAAACAAACCTAAATTAATAGTTTTGGCTTGGAATCTTCCAATGTCAGCCATATCAGCTACAATCTGGTGGAAGTCTGCGTCCCCTTGCATATAAGCATGTACAACTTCATCAACCCCATATAAGTTTTGTAATGCTGCATAATGTACTACAAGTCTTGGCTCTTGTTGGTTGTAATCAAAACAACCCCAAGTATGATCTTGCTCAGGTAAAAATAAGGATCTGATCCGTGGGCCGAGATCCTTGTTGCGAGCAGGAATCTGCTGTAAATTGGGGTTATTCATCGAAAATCTACCAGTGACTGTCCCACCGCCATCTCCACGCAATTGGTTAATCTCCGCATGGATACGGCCGTTTAAACTATACTTTAGAATGGTATCTATAAATGTCGTGTGAGCCTTATTAATCTCACGTGCTTTTGCTATACATTTGACCACATTATGTGGGTGATTCGCTAAAAAATTCTTGGTAAATGATGGTGCTCCAGTCTTCTCTGTTCTGTCATATGGCAAACCGAGTTTATCAAATACTTTGGCAATAGACCTTGCAGCCCAAATTTGAACATCAATCCCCGTACTTGTCCACACTTCACCAAGCATTTTTTTCTCTTGTTCTATTAATGTTTTCTTTTCGATCGCGGCTTGTTCTTGATTTACACGTACACCGAGAAACCGCATATCTACTAGAACAGGAAACAACTCTATTTCCATATCGAATATAGATTGAATGTCCTGGTGTAAAATTTCTTTTTTACATTCCTGCCACAACTCCAGTGTGAGTTGTGCGTCACGCTCCGCGTAAGCACCAACGTACATGGCTGGAAGTTTATACATTTCTGCTTTTGGATCTATGCCCCAGGATTTAGCTGCTTCATATAATGCTGATTCATTTTTTCCTCTTCCAACGTAATCTCTGGATAAACTATTTAAATCATAACGTAATCGGTTTTCATCTATAAGAGCGGAAGCAATCATAGTATCTACAATTTTTCCTTTTATTTTTATTCCTAAAGATCGTAACCAACAAACGTCGTACATTGCATTGTGAAATATTTTTATTGAGTCAGTATTCATTTGGTCCTGTAACCATTTAAGAACCATCTTACGATCCATGTTACCACCACCCTCGTGAGCTATTGGATAATAAGCACACCAATCAACGGTGGCCAACGAAATACCTACTACTTCACCAACTTTAACCACAGAACCAGATCCCATTCTTTTATTTAGATTTGGATCTTTTGTTTCTAAGTCTATAGCTATTTCATCGTATTTAGATAGGTCTGGAAAATCAGTTGGTGGTATCCACTCGGTTTGTGGTCTAAATAAAGGTACCTGCATTATTTATAATCTCTTTCTATTGCCATTTCGCAATAATGAATTGCCTTTAATAAATCTTCTTTTTTATTTTTTTGTTTGTGCCTGCATAAATATTTTATAGCATTCCCCTCCGCGAACGGAATATTATTTTTATTTATAAATTCACTTGGCTGAATAACCATTGATTGATAATGGGAGCCACCTATTTGTTTTTTATATGCCTTACTCATATTTTAAAACTTTTGTATATATCCTTCGGTCTAATAATATGTAAATGTTCTTTGGTTCTGGTTGCACCCACATAAAACAATCTATTTTCATCATCAGGATATCTTTCATAATTTTTTTGAGTATTATTACTTAAATCAGTCAACAACACTACGTTCTGTGCTTCTCCTCCTTTTACACCATGTATCGTAGATAAAGTAATTCGAGGATCTTTATTTAATTGTTCCCCATTTTCTCTCATTCTTCTAATGTATCTAATTTTTTCTTCAGGAGCTTGATCAAAGGCTTCATACCAAACATTTTTAGTATTTAAACCTTTGTTATTATATAATTCATCAACACTATAAAAGGCATCTTTATCTAAATATTGTATATTCTCTTTGGCAAAATTATTTGGAGACATATAAGAAGAAATTCTTTTGACTTGATCCATACTTAAAGGAGTTCCCTTGCGAGAATTCTCCCAATCAGTCACAGCTTCGTATAAATCTTTTTCATATCCTTTCTTAAATTTATTTTTATAATACATTCCTTTAGAATATAATACATTTTCTAAATCCTCCAACATATATCTAGTTCGAGCTAAAACTAACCATTCACCTTGAGACATATCTACATTTTGAAATTCATAATAATAAGAGAGAAGACCACGTTCAGTTTTAGGTTTCCATTGTTTATGAATACGATTAGAAATTCTTCCCACAATATTCATTGCAACATCATGAACTGCTCTAGGTATTCTGTAAGATTGTGTAAGGTTTAAAAGTCTTCCTTTTTGTGTAATAAAACTATCTACATCTGCGCCTGCCCATCTAAATATAGCTTGATCATCATCACCTGCTATATAACTATCTCTTGTTTTATCCCATATTGTTTTAGCCATTTGCCATTGAACTCTAGATAAATCTTGAGCTTCATCTATAAACACTACATCAAATTTAGGAGAGGCATCGCTTAAAACAAACTGAGTTATCATATCCGTAAAATCAATTAAATTATATTCTTTTTTATAGGCTTCTATTTCATTTGAAACAATTAATAGATCTCTTAAAGAAACATCTTGAGTATGTTCTTTTAAATTATACTGTCTTTCAGGTGTAATGCTTCTTAGTTTTGCTAATTGAATTATTCTAAGTATATCACTATTGGTACTAAAAATTCCGGAATACTCATT